ATTGAAGAGCGACGCATACCACCTAAGTATGGGTTGTCTTATTTCATCACCCCCAAAGGTATAGCCGAAATAGAAAGGCTTGCACAATGACCTACGAATACAACAAAGAAAAACAAAAGTACCCACTACCTAAGTGCAGCCTCTGTGACAAGGAGGCTCCGGTACTAGAGAATGGAAGACTGCTATGTTCTTACCATTGGTTAAAACTAAACAGGACTAAAAGCAGATGAAGAAGAATACTTGGCTTGATCGCAAAGCTAGAGGTATAAGAACCTGTCAATGGCCAATAGGGGAACCAACAGACCCTGGGTTCGACTTCTGCGGTAGAGAAGATGTAGTAGAAGGCAAGCCCTATTGTAGTACCCACTGTGAAAGAGCCTACCTACGGGAAGAAGAAGGAAGCCTAAGATGAATATCTTCTACTTGGACAGCAGCCCAGCCCACTGTGCTAGTGACCATTGCGACAAGCATGTAGTCAAGATGATACTGGAGTATGCGCAGCTTATGTCTACCGCCCATCATGTAATAGACGGAGACAAAGCTAGTCCTCTCTTATATAAGAAGACACATGTAAACCATCCGAGTGCAGTGTGGGTGAGACAAAGTCGTATGAATTACTGGTGGATTATGTCTTTGTGGTTGTCTCTGTTGAATGAGTACACCCATCGGTATGGTAAGAAGCACAAAACAGAAAGACTTAAACCCCTACTGACTAGGCTACCCTACGGTATACCTAACGCAGACTTCACTGAGCCACCCCAGTGTATGCCTGAGGAGTTCAAAAAGACTAGCACTATAGAGGCATATCGTGCATACTACCTAGGTGCCAAAGCAGACATTGCTCAATGGCGCTACACCCCAACACCCCAATGGTTCAAGGAACATACCCAGTGAGACAATTTGTTATCATCGAAGGCGGTAGGCTACCCACTAAAGCTACTCCAGGGTCAGCAGCGGAAGACTGTTATGCCCGTAAAGAAGCTAGGATAGACGTAGGTGAGCGAGTCATGATCCCCTTAGGGTTCCGCATGGCTCTACCACAAGGCTACTGTGCGAAGCTCCTACCGCGTTCTGGACTGGCCCGTAAGAATGGACTGACTATCCTCAATAGCCCAGGGCTTATTGATTCAGATTACAGAGGAGAGATCAACGTCATCCTTGTGAACCTAGGCTACGAGATAATTTATATTAACAAAGGTGATAGGGTCTGCCAAATGCTGGTAGAACGTGTGGTAGACCTACCAACCACTGTGGTGGATGCCTTATCTAGTACAGAAAGAGGCCACAGAGGCTTCGGTTCAACAGGTAAGTGACTACCATAATAGGGGTTGACAGCCCCGTGGTCAGCCTGATACTTAAGTATCACTCCTTAGGTATTAATATATTAATATAAATATATCCTAAGGATGATACTTAAGTATGACACTTAAGTATAGGGATACTAGTCATGGTAGAATTAAGAAAAAGGGAATGTCCTCACCCTGATTGTATGAGTAGTGATGCCTTTGGCTACGATACGGAAAAGAGGATTGGAGGATGCTTTTCGTGTGGAAATGGATATCCAAAGAAAGGTGTTGTCTACGAACAGCGCTATCTGGATATGTACCCTTTAGGAAGAAGTCGGAGAACTGAAATGGAACCACAATACAAGCCAAGGGTAGTACCACTACTCAATCTACAATACAGAGAGAGTAGGGGTATCACCGTAGAAACTATGAAGTTCTACGGAGTGCAGACAGAAGTATCCTCTGAAGGGGAAAGTGTATCTCACCATTACAAGTACCCCAGCGGAGCTATTAAGATCAGGACTCTACCTAAGACTTTCAGGGCTGAAGGGCTTAGGTCAGATGAACTGTTTGGTATGGATAAGTTCAATGCAGGTAGTTCTAAAGCTGTCACCATAACTGAAGGTGAGCTTGATGCTATGTCTGCTTATCAGATGCTTGGTAGTAAGTACCCTGTAGTCTCACTACCTACTGCGACACCAAGTAAGAAGATATTCGAGAACTGTAAGGAGTGGTTGTCTTCCTTCGAGAAGATATACCTATCGTTGGACAGTGACGGAAAGGCTGACGGTATAGCTACAAAGCTAGTCAACCTCTTTCCAAATAAGATATACCGAGTACCCCACGATAAGTACAAGGATGCAAACGAGTTTCTTCAGGCAGGAGCATCTCAAGAGTATGTCAAGTCTTGGTGGTCTTCTCAGAAATATGTACCTGAGAATGTGAATAACACCACACAAGATTTTCTTACTCTCTACAGGGAGAGTGAAGACCCCATCTACCTACCTACGGGTGTTTCTGAATTAGACAGTGTGATCCTGGGTCTTATGCAAGGACACTTCACAGTCTTTCAAGCGCCGGAAGGCATAGGCAAGACGGAGTTCATGCGGTTTCTGGAGTACAATATTCTAAGTAACCACAAAGATATTCCCATCGCCATCTGCCATATGGAGGAAGCCCCCAAGAGGTCACTGCTTGGTCTGGTGTCTTATCAGTTACAGCAGAACCTAACCCGTAAGGAGTTAATCGTTGAAGCCGGTATGGACAGAGATGTAGTCGATGCCATCAAGAACCTAACCCACAACGAGAACTTATACCAGTTCACACTAGGAGTAGACGAAGACCCTCTATCTATCTTAGATAAGATAAGGTGGTTCGCTGAAGCATGTGAATGTAAGTTTGTATTCTTCGAGCCTATCCAAGACCTAGCCTACTCAAGGCAGACGGATTCCACAGTCGAACAGTTTCTGTCTGAGTTAAGCACGAAGCTTGCTAGGCTTGCATCCGAACTGAATATCGGTATCATAACGATTGCTCACGAGAATGACGATGGTCAGATAAGAGACTGCCGCATGATCGGTAAGAGGGCATCCGTTGTGGTGAAGCTAGAAAGAGACAAGATGGCTGAAGACCCTAGTATTAGAAACTTAACGACGCTTTCTGTTACTAAAAACAGACCAGCAGGTAACACAGGTTATGCAGGAAGCCTTGTGTTTAACCCTGACAGCTTCACGTTAAATGAACTATGAAGAATGAACTATGAAAGTAGCTATGGACATAGAGACAGACAGCCTAGATGCAACACGTATCTGGTGTGTCTGCTCTGAGGATGTAGACACAGGAGAGCAAAGGTTCTGGTCTCACGTCGCACACATAGAGGAGGAAAGAGAAAGCTTCATAGACTACTGCAAGAGTGTTGACACCTTTGTGTTTCACAATGGCTTGCAGTTTGATGTACCTACTATCAATAGGCTACTGGGTACAGTAGTAGTACCACCTGAGAAAGTGATTGATACTCTTGTACTATCTAGGTTAGATAACTACAGCAGAGAGGCAGGTCACAGTCTCAGATCATGGGGAGATGAGTTTAGGTTCCCTAAGGGAGACCACAGTGACTTCTCTCAACTGACACAGGAGATGTTAGACTACTGCAAACAAGATGTATCCATCACAGTCCGCCTATACAAGAGGTTGATAGGCAGGTGGTCTGAAACAGAAGCCAGTCGTGTGGAGCACAGCATACAGCATCTGTGTCAGGTCATGCACGAGAATGGCTTTCACTTTGACAAAGGCAAGGCAGAGGAGTATCTAAATGAAATAGAGAACCGTATGAAAACACTGGAGCGTATGTTTAATATAGCATTCCCTCCTAAACTTGAGGTAACTAACTCACTAAAGTACAGAGTCAAGGCTGACGGTAGTCTATTCTCTAATGTAGAGAAAGCTAAACGTAAGTACTACAAGACTGAGGTGAAGGATGATCTTTTGTATTGCTACGAGTGGGTCTACTTCAACCCAGGCTCTCCAAAGGATCGTATAGACAGACTATGGGAAGCCAAATGGAAACCTGTAGACAAGACAAAGGGTCACATTGCTTGGGAGAAAACTCAAGAGGAGGACAAAAGAGATAGGTTCACTAGGTATGGATGGATATGCAACGAAACTAATCTAAACACACTGCCTCCTGACGCACCAGAAGGAGCACAAAGTCTAGCTGAGTGGTTGGTGCTTGAGGGCAGGCGCTCCAGTTTAGTTGAGTGGTTAGGTTGTGTAGAAAATGACAGTAGAATACACGGTAGGTTTCAGCACATAGGTGCATGGACTGGCCGCTTAAGTCACAGTAAACCTAACCAAGCTAACATACCTAGTGCCTTTCATGGTGAACCTAAGACTGCCGTTGAGAAGGTAAAGAGTAGGTATGATGGTGCATTCAGGTCTCTTTTCTCAGTACCAGACGATAGGTATTATCTGGTTGGTACTGACGCAGAAGGAATACAACTTCGCATTCTAGCTCACTTGATGAAGTCTCAAGATTACGTTGATGCTATCTGTACAGGAAGAAAGGAGAACGAAACTGACATACACAACTTGAATAGAAAAGCTCTAGGTCTTGAACATGTCACTAGAGATATGGCCAAGACTTTCATCTACGCATTTCTCCTAGGTGCTGGTGTTGGCAAGGTTTCCCAGATTCTGAAGACAAACACCAAAATTGCTTCGGATTCCATAGAAAACTTCCTTGACACCATCTCAGGATTGCGCTACTTAAAGGAGACAGAGATACCTAAGCACGCTCAAGCTGGTTATTTCATTGGTCTAGACGGTCGAAGAGTTCCGGTTCCGTCTCTCCATAAGACATTAGCTGGTATGCTTCAGAGTGGTGAGTCAACCATCATGAAACATGCTACTCTTATCTGGACTAAGCAGCTTGACGAATTAGGTATCTCATACAAGTTGGTCACGTGGCCTCACGACGAATGGCAGACTGAGGTTATGGGATCACGAGAGGATGCTGAAACTGTCGGTAGGGTTCAAAGGGAAGCTATCGAAGAGGCTGGACGCAGACTCAACCTGTTCTGCCCTTTAGCAGGGAGTACAGACATTGGAAGAAACTGGGCTGACACCCACTAACAAAGGAAAGACTATGGCTAATAAAGGTCAAGTTACGTATCACGATATCCCAGGAGTACGTGTTAAGTACAACCCACACATTACTCCATCAACCATAGATGTGTATGAGTTCAAACCTGATGGTGAGTTCAGTGTCACGGTTCTTCTGACTGAACACCAAAAAGACTATCTGGTTAGGAGTGGCGTTCCTGAAGAGAGCATGGGTAATATCATGTTCAAGAAAGATGAAGAGACTGGTATGTTCCTTTACAAGTTCAAGAGACCAAACATTCAGAATGGTGTTGAGTGGGGGCCTCCTGATGTCTACAATAAAGAAGCTACCATGCGCAAATCAGATAGTGCTGAATCTACCCAGTGGTGGCGGTATATGGTACCCTGGGTTGAAGAAAAGGACGGTCAGTTGGCTGATGGTTCTTTGATTGATGTAGGGTTTACTATTTGGCAGAGCGAAAAGAACCCTAAGATTAAGTCAGTCAAGCTAACGCGAGTTGGAGTTATCGAAGCTGTCGTATTAGATCAGGCGGCAGCTTAGGTAAGAGAGGGTGAAGTAGTTACTCGCGATTGCTGCTTCACCCATTCCTTTTGGTGATTGGAGATACAAGTTGAGTTTATCCCTTTTGCAGATTGAAGTACTAGAGAACCTGGATAGGTGCTGGGAGATGCTTTCAAAACTAGAAGAAATTGTGGAGGAGGCAGACCTAGTGAACGAACAGTACTGCGCAGCTAAGATAGATAAACTTGTTAAAGAGTTTGATCCTATCTTTGAGACTACCTATTCTCAAATAGAAAGATTGTTTGGTGTCACAGAAAACGATTGATACTCTTATTCCAGACATCCTTTCTGTAGTTAGAGGGCAGGGAGGTTGGAACAAGTGCTTCTCCAAAGCTCTAGGCAAAGACATCAAAGACCTATCTAGAGAAAGGTTCTGTCAGTCAGAGAAGGTACGTAATCATCTCTCTATGTCTTCCATAGGAGCCCCTTGTAAACGTAAGGTATGGTTAAGAGTAAATGATGCGGAAGGTTCTATACCACCTAAAGGCTCTGAGCTACTCAAGTTCTTCTTTGGAGACTTTGTTGAAGCTCTGTTGCTTAATCTGGCTGAGTCTGCTGGTCACACAGTTTTAGGTAAACAAGACACTCTGGTCATCAATGGTGTTCAAGGACACAGAGATGCTGTGATTGACGGTATGACCGTTGATGTTAAGTCAGCATCTCCTGTCTCTTATCGTAAGTTCAAGATGAATGAGCTTAGAGACAGTGATCCCTTTGGTTACATATCTCAGCTATCTTCGTATGTCTACGCTGCCAAGGATGACCCACTGGTTACGGACAAGACCAGAGGAGCCTTCCTTGTAATCAACAAAGTGACAGGTGAACTACACCTGGATATCCATGACTTCAGTAAGGATCTTATCGGTAAGGAATCTGAGATAGAAGCAGTGAAGTCTATGGTTAAGTCATCGGACCCTCCACCTAGGCTCGAACCTGTTCCTCAGTACAAAGATAGTAGTAACTTGAAACTGTGTTCTAACTGCCACTACTGTGAGTTCAAACGTAAGTGCTGGCCTAACCTTCGAACTTTCTTGTACGCTAAAGGTGTAGAACATTTAGTCCATGTCGAACAAGAACCAAGGGCAAGAGAACTTCCGTACTACAGTGATGTCTAATAGAATTAGAGGGACAACCAAAGAGAAGTACAAAAAGTATAGGTCAGGTCTTGAGTCTGACAACGCAAGGTACCTTGAACACAAGAAAGTTCAGTTTGAATACGAGAAGTTCAGAGTACCTTGGGTTGTAACTCATACTTATCTACCAGACTTCGTACTTCCCAATGGAATAGTAGTAGAAACTAAGGGGAGGTTCGTGTCAGCAGACAGAAGAAAACATATAGAAGTAAGAAAACAACATCCTGATCTAGACATCAGATTTGTATTTTCAAACAGCAAAAGTAAACTGTACAAAGGCAGCAAGACCACCTACGCAGACTGGTGCCACAAGAATAACTTCAAGTTTTCAGATAAAAGGATACCACATGAGTGGCTAAAGGAGAAACCGAATGAGAGTAGCCTTTCTGCATTGGGTAGTATCAGGTCCAACAAGAGAAAACCTAAGTGAACCTTGGCATTTGGTGTGCCTAGTTGAACAGTCCCGTAAAGTAGAAACTGTAAAACTATTCTATGAAAGCTACCACGAAGCACAGCATGTTGTGGAACACTTCAAAGTTTCTATTGAACCCATCCCTCTCTTTATAGACAACGATGTTGACGAAGAGGGCGACGAAGAAGATGTATGATTTAGAAACTTTATCAAGACTTTTGGCGTACAGCTACGGTCTACAACTAATTGTAGAACAAAATGATATCGACGAAGCCCTTGTCATAGGTATTCTTATTGACAAGGGTCTTGTTGACATTGAAGAATACCTACCTATAACTGACACGCAACTTCACAAGATTGACGACTACTAGGAGAACTAACAAGATGGTATGGAAATCTAATCTTAACCCCATGTTTCGCTCTAAGTTCAGCGAAGATATTTTTAATCATAAGTACCGTCACGAAGGTGCCGAAACTTGGCCTGCTCTAGCTAAGACACTTGTTGAAGATGTCTGCGAGGATAGGCTAACTAAAGAAGAGAAGTCTCAACTCAGGAAATATATTGAAGATATGAAGTTTATTCCTGGCGGTAGATATCTCTACTACGCAGGACGTAGCAATAAGTTCTTCAACAACTGCTTTCTTCTCAAGGCTGAAGAAGATAGTAGAGAGGATTGGGCTAACCTATCTTGGAAAGCTGAGTCCTGTCTGATGACAGGTGGTGGTATTGGTGTAGACTACAGTGTCTATCGCCACGAAGGTGCGCCAATTCAAAGAACAGGTGGTCAAGCATCTGGTCCTATTCCTAAGATGCAGATGATTAACGAAATCGGACGCAGAGTTATGCAAGGTGGATCACGTAGGTCTGCTATCTACGCATCACTTAACTGGAAACACGGGGACATCTGGAAGTTTCTTGAAGCTAAAGATTGGCAGAACATGCCAGTTGGAAAGTCTGGTTTGTCTCTTTGGGATGTAAAGCAAGACGACTTCAACTTTCCTGCACCTATGGACATGACTAACATCAGTGTCAACTATGATACTGAGTGGTTGCTTAACTACTACAAGACTGGAGACGTTGGCTCTGTATTCAGAAAGAACGTAGCTCAGGCTATGAAGTCTGCTGAACCAGGGTTTTCTTTTAACTTCTTTGATAAAGAGAGAGAGACACTACGTAATGCCTGCACAGAAGTAACATCAGAAGATGATAGCGATGTCTGCAACCTAGGTTCTCTTAACTTTGGTCGTATCTTCGACATCAAAGAACTTGCATCAGTTGTTGAGCTTGGTGTTAAGTTCCTCATTTGTGGTACACTGAAGGCTCACCTTCCCTATGAAAAGATTTATGAGGTACGTCAGAAGAACAGACGCCTTGGCTTAGGTTTCATGGGTGTGCATGAATGGTTGATTAAGAAAGGATACAAGTATGAAGTCACAGAAGAGCTACACCAATGGCTTGACGTGTACAGAGGAGTCTCTGACAATGTTAGTACATCTTTCGCAGATGAACTCGGAGTTAGTAGACCTGTCGCCAACAGAGCAATCGCTCCAACTGGCTCTATTGGCATTCTTGCAGGAACGAGCACTGGGGTTGAACCTATCTTTGCAGTAGCCTACAAACGCAGGTATCTGAAAGGCACAAACCGTTGGGTCTATCAGTATGTTGTGGACTCTGCTGCTCAAGAGTTGATTGATATCTACGGTGTTGACCCAGACAAAGTGGAATCAGCTTTGGATCTTGCCGACGATTACGAACGACGCATTAAGTTTCAAGCTGACGTTCAAGACTACGTCGATATGTCCATTTCATCCACTATCAATCTTCCTGCTTGGGGTTCTAAGCTCAACAACATCGACACAGTACCTGACTTCTGCAACACACTCGCTAAGTATGCGTCAAGATTACGCGGCTTTACCTGCTACCCAGACGGATCAAGGGGTGGACAACCTCTCACCTCTGTGACATATAAGGAAGCAGTAGAGAAACTCGGTGAAGAATTTGAGGAGCACGTTGAAACCCATGATATCTGTGACATATCAAACTCCGGTGGAGTATGCGGAGTCTGATGAAGTGTGGACCCATGATTTGGAGAAAGAAATGTTTAGTGATGAAGTAAACAAACCTGCTCACTACAACACTGGTAGCATTGAGTGTATCGAGTACCTTGAAGACAATCTCTCAAGCGAGAGGTTCAGAGGGTATCTCGAAGGCAACACTAAGAAATACCTACACCGATTCAGGTACAAGGGTAAGGCAAAGCAAGACCTTCAGAAGGCACAATGGTATCTTGACAGACTCATTGAGGCAGAAGATAGTCCAGACACTTATGTAAAACCAAGTGAGGAAGGAGACCAATATGTCATTGATTACCTTCTGGCTGACTTACGAAGTATGCGTAAAACAAACGCAGCAGATGAAGAATCAAGAAAAGTAGAAGAAGCTCTGGTGACTATCCTAAGAGACTGGTACATGACAGAGGAGCAGTTTAATGCCGAAAACGTATAGCACTCATGTTGTCATTCCAGGTGTACATGAAGCCTCCCTTGAGGTAGACGGAACTGAAGTCAAAGCAGTCTTCACCTACAAAGGGGAAGTCTACAACACACTAAGTATGTCCAACCGTACTCTTGAATCAGCAAAAGAATACATGGACAACTGGGCTGAGTTTGCTAAAGGTCTTCTACCAAATAAATTCGGGTGGTCCAAATGAAACTTGCAGTGTTCTACAACGACAACAATAGTCGTAAGTCTGAAGTCTACAGAGGAGAGAGTGGGTTCTCTGTCGTGTTCTACGAACATGGAGTGAAGATTAAAGAAGAAAGTTATCTAGGCAAGAGCGAAAACTACCACAGAGATAGTGCTGAGAATTGGGTTCTCGGAATTAACACTCTTCACTGATTGGTCCAAACCAGAACTTAGGGTATCACTATGGCAACTAAACGAACCAAGTACATGTCTAGGTCTAGGTCTAGGTCTATGTCTTGGTCTAGGTCTTGGTCTGGGTCTTGGTCTTGGTCTTGGTCTTTGTCTAAGTCTGGGTCTAGGTCTAGGTCTAGGTCTTGGGCTGGGCCTTAGAGAAGCCTGTTATAGACAAGGTGTCTCAATACAAACGAATAAGCTTCCGTAGCTCAGTGGATAGAGCAACAGACTTCTAATCTGTGGGTCGTAGGTTCAAGTCCTACCGGGAGCCCCAAGTACCATAACTGATGAGGTTATCCAGAAAATGAACGAAGTAAAGTTAGCTGGTCTTCACCTATCTCTCCTTGTTCCTAACCAGCCGGCGACTTTAGAAGATGCTATTGCGTACTACGCTAGAGTGTCTAATCCAACATCCCAGGTAAATAATCTAAGAGGGTACCAGCTTGTACAATACCTCATTAGAAACAAACACTGGTCCCCTTTTGAAATGTGCAATATCACTCTTGAGGTAACTACAAGCAGAGATATCGCAAGGCAGCTTCTCAGGCACAAAACCTTTTACTTCCAGGAGTTCTCTCAGAGATATAGTGCTACAGAAACAACAGTAGGAACTCGTGAGTGTAGACTACAAGACACAACCAACCGACAGAACTCTCTACCCAATGAAGACAAGGAGCTTGAAGACTGGTGGGTTGAGAAACAAAGATCAGTTATGGGTAGTGCCTTCGAAATCTACGACCAAGCTCTGAAGAAAGGGATAGCTAAAGAACAAGCTAGAGCTATCCTACCTGAGGGTTTGACCCTAACGAAACTGTACGTCAATGGCACAATTAGGAGTTGGATACACTACATAGAGCTACGAACTGACCCCAACACTCAGAAGGAGCACAGAGACCTAGCTACTAAGATGGCTGATAAAATCTCTATTGTGTTTCCTCTGATAAAACATTTCGTATATGAGGAACCTACGTAAGTAGTAGACAAACTAAAGGGGGCGCTAAGGCCCCCTATTTCTTTTTCTTTTTCTTCTCTACACCTTTGATCTTTCCTTTATTCTTAGAGGCATAGAACACTTGCTCTCCCCTCTTAGAACCGTACTCTTCCTTCATGGCTCTCATAATCTTGGAGCCTTTTTTAGTTAGTGGCATATCAGTAGCCCTTCTTCTTAGGATGTTTAGAACCCTTCATGATAGTACCATCAGGCATTTTGTGAAAACCTTTAGGGACTTTCTTATCCTTAGGAGATACTTTCTTACGAGTTAGTTTCTTTGTGTTATCTGTATTCATCATTACCATTTCACCTTATCTGCCCAATAGGCTGCACTCATTTTACCTTTTTTAATATTCTTAGCGTGTCTAGCCTTGAATGCTTTGTTACGCTTAGAACCAGCAGGAGAGCCTTTGACTCCTTGTTGTCCAAACCTAATGATCTTTTCCTTTCCTCCCTCACAAGCCTTAACTACATGAGACTTAGTAGGATGGTTAGGTGTACTCTTAGGTGAGTTACATTTCATTTTTGATTTGTCTAGTCTAGCTGCCATATGTAATTACCTCGCGTTCTTAACCATCCCCATGTCTTATTTCTTATTTCCTTTAGGAGGTAAAGGAATACTATTAGCTGGTCCTAGATCAAGTTCAAAGTTTACACCTTCGCCTTCTTTAGATCCAAATAAAGCAGCAGCCCTTCTAAGTATACCGTATGTACCAATGTCAGGTCTTCCAGCATACTTCCTTAGGTTGTCTATTTTATCGCTGAAGTCAGGATTGGCTTCTTGTAGAGCTTTGGCATCATTAAAATCATACTTGTCAGTTACAATTAGATGCCCTCTATCGTCTATCTTCCAATTAAACTGACCAAGAGTCCACAGAACACTAGACTCAGGGTCAAGTAGTTTTCCTAGTTTTACATCGTTAGCAAACCTTACATCTTTTCCTTTAGTTGTGTAATCTTGATATGATACAGAACCTTGAGTTTTACCTCCTTTTAATCCTTTCTCAACTAAGCCTCGTATTACACCTAGTTCTTCAGGAGAAAAGTAGTTCTCAGTCCTTGTTATACCATCTTGAGATATACCTAATTGATTGCGTAAGACATCACCTATGACTGCTCTTGCCATAGCTGGAACTATAGTAAGAGGATTGCTATTCATCCCTTCATATTCCTTGGCTGTAGCCTGAGCAGCAGCTAATTCATCTTGAGCTGGAAAGATAGGCTCACCTGTCCTAGGGTCACGCCCTAGGCCCACACTAAAATTTGAAGCTGCCTCTCCTCCTTGTGCTTCTGCGGTAGGTCTAGCTCTAGGTACTGGTGGTGTATTACCTCCATTTAGCTCAGGTAGACTTAAACCTGCTTTCCTGTACTTATCAACGTACTCTACAGTAGAGGCAGGCAGTGGTCTTCCTGACTGTACGAACTGGTCAACCCTACCTATTCCCGCATTATACGCAGCCAAAGCTAAAGCTAGGTTTCCGTCGTATCTCTCAAGAGCCTTATTGATGTAGCCTTGAACAAAGTCTCTCTGTTCTGCCTCAGTAGCGTCGGCCACTCTGCTTCCGGTAGACAAAGGCTTAATACCATAGCCTGGGTCAGCGGCAGTCTCAGGTCTAATCTGGAATAGACCTATCTCACCCGCAGCACCCTTTGCGTTGACATTGTTGTTACTCTCAACAAGGGAGATAGTAGAAAGTACCTCAGTCATCTCAACAGCAGGAGCTTCTTTAGTTTGTTTATCTTGTGCTGCTTGAGCAGGTGCTACAGGGTTAAGAATAGAAGACATGATAGCTCTCTGGCGATCACCCAATGCTTGGATCTCGGCAAGAGTTGTACCTGCCTGAATAGCATCAACAGCCGAAGTGACTTCTTCAGAAGTTACGTCAGGTACAGCAGTTACTACTGATTCAATAGTAGCTGCATTAGCCTTACCTACAAGGCTAAAACTAGGTAAACTCTTCAATAGGCTCTGAACCTTCTGGTCAAAAGCAGAAAGCCCTTGTGAAGCTTCAGGTACAGTCGAAGAGTTAATAGCATCAGGGTTAGAGAAACCTCTAGTTTTCAGATTCAAACGACGATCTTCGACAGCTAATTCATCTTGAGCTTCGACAGCTAATTCATCTTGAGCTGGAAAGACAGGTGTATTACGGTTAGTGCTTAAATTAAAGTCAGTCACCAAAGAAGAAGGAGTGTATTGCTCTCCTGAACCACCAATCTGAAACAGAAGTTTATCCAGTCCAGTTACTGCACTAGAGTGGGTCTTGTATCTAGCCATAGAAGTTATACCAAGAGACCGCATAGCTCCAATGTGATCCTCAAGACCTCTTAACTTTCCTTCAAGAGCCTTGTTGATAGCTAGAGTATAGTCATTTCCGTTATTTCCATATACCTTACTAAGACGCTGAAGGAATAGGTTCACAGCACCCTTACTTGTTGAATCAGGAACATTGTCCATAAGTGTTTTAGCATCAATGGTGAACTGGTTTCTGTTGGCATCAAAGCCAATGCCATTGGGAAATCTGTTTCTAGCACTTTCAGCCTCATTAACTCTTGCTCTTCTGTTACTGTCTAAAGATGCCGACACTGCTACTCTAACTTTTTGTTGTTCATCTGCTGGGAGTTGAGACAGTTTCTCCTGAAATCCTGGTCCAAATGATTTAGCTAACATACCTAAACTAGCATAGTCACCATTACCTGTAAAGGATAAGTTAAGTGCTTGAGTTACGCTTAAGTCTACGAAAGCTTTTACATCTTCAGGAGATTTCGTAGGGTTAGTAGCGGCTACCATAAGGTCAATCACGTTAGAGTTGGCACTTCTAGCCTGTGCTGGTAGTGCATCTACTCCAGCAAGTGATTCAGGATTGAAAATTCCCAAGCCCACACCAGGAGAGTCAGACCCTGTTACGCCAAGGCCACCAGCCAAAGACCCTCCAAAAATTTGAGATACTTGGTCTGAAAGAATTTTGGAATTGTCGTAGTCTATAGGTGTTTTCCCTGCAAATTCAATAGCCTTTTCTCTAGCTTCAATCATAGCTTGGGGGTTCGTACCCAAAACTATGTTAGTAGGAATTGAATAAAGATCCATAACTAATTGGTCCATTCCACCTTTAGACATACTCTGTAGGATACGAGCCATTGCCCTACTCGAAGGATCAGCTTTGCCTAAAGCGTCAAGAAGTTTGGTAGTACCTCCAAGAATAATCTCATACTCTTTCTGTAAATCCTTTCCTGCCTGACCGTATTGAGTTAAGTCTCCAAGAGGAGAAATCATTCTCGCAAGTTCACCTTGAACAATATTAGAAAGAGCAGGGTCTATAGGCTGTCCACTTGCAATAAGGTTTTTAAGGTAAAGCATACCGTTATCTCTAAAATCGTATAACCTAGCCTTCACATCTGGAAGAAGAGCAAGCCTTTGCGTCTGATCCTTAGATCCCATATCTTCAATCCTAGCATCAAGAGCCCTCCTTTGCTCAACGGCATCTCGTGCAGCATTAAGCGCACCCTGATAGTCATTAGGCTTATCTCGTAAATGAGCTGCTTGCGCGTTCTGTCCTATTGGGTCTTTTAAGACGGAGTCTATGTAGGTTCCTTCCTCACCTAGGACTAACTGCTCTCTGTTCTTTCCAAGAATAGACTGATCCAAACTGTTAGACCAGTCACCTAATTTTATACCATTGCTTCCTGCCTCAAACTGCAATTTTCTCCATGCGAGTTCTTGCTGAGTTGAATTACTGATGCCAGCTACAACATTAAGTTTTTCAGTGTACCATTTAATCTGATCTGGTGATACACTAGATGAAGTCCCACTAGATTTACCTAGGCTACCCAATGCGGTAGAACCTAGAGACAGAGCAGAAGCTATAGCACTTTCAGTGTATGGCTGAACAGCAGCTACTGGTGATTCAGGCTGAATATTAAAGTTTACATCTGGTGAAAAAATATTGCGCATATAAGTTTCTCCCTACCTCGATCCAAATTCTTCAGCTATACGTTTAGCTTTGTAGTTACTGTCTAGTTCCATAGCTCTTTTAAGCATCTTAATTACAATGGAGTCATTTGCTACTGGCAATAAGAGCACTCTTCTAAAGTCAGCTCTGTCCTCTGGTGGAACAGACAGTGCATTTACAACATTAAGTTGTTCTAATGCTAGTTCTTTACCACGTTTGTTGTCTTCCTCGCTAGTAGACCTCATTAAAACATCTATGTTTCTTGCTTGCTCTTCAAAGTGAGAACGGTATGCTTTTATCTCTTGTGCGTCAGCGATAAAAAATTCTCTATCTGCATAGAAATCTTGAGCAAGCCTATTAGAGAAACCAGTTAGAGCTACGATAGCAGCCGTTACACTCAATTCACCTGGAACCATTCGCCCTGTGGCTCTAGATGTCTGTCTTCCTACATTAGCAATGATGTAAGCTTTTCTAAAGTTGTCAACGCCCTTGATGTTAGACAAAGCTTTAACAAATTTATCTGTAAGTTCGACTGGTCTATCGTCGTAAGCTGCAATACTAATTTCAGCAAAATCCTTTATGATATCATATGCGATACCACCAGAAGGACCACCAATCACCTCTGCAAATTTACCTTCAGTTACTGACTTCCAGTAGTCTCCTAAGCCTTGAACGACAGACAGTCTTTTAGATAGAGCTGGTAGGTCTCTATAGTCTAGGTTAAAGGCATCTTGACCAATCCATTGAATCAAGGCATCAAAGACACCATCCTTAATCAATCTGAAACTAGGTCTATCTGCTTCAATAGTGCCTTCTCCGAACTGTTCATTCATTTGCTCTGCAATCCAATCAGCAGACTCACCTACTCCAAGACCTGTTAGACCAAGAGCAGGACCATATACTGCAAAGAATGCCAATCTTTCTCTGATGGTTAAGTTAGTACCAACAAACACAGACTGCATAGAGTTAAACAAGAACGACAAGAACTGAGTTGGAACCTTCAAAAGACCACTCTGAATCTCAGACCTCTGGATTGTTCTCATATGGTGATTTAGAGCAGTCTCTCTAGCCACAATAGCTTCTTTATTATTCAGAATAGACAAGCCAGGGTTCTTCTTTTGAAAATCCATCGCAGCTAAGACCATAGCATTGTATCTAGCTAGTTTGTCTCCCAAGGTAAAAGGAAGTCTACCATACTCAAGACCTTTACCTAAGTAGTCAGAAGCCTTCTCAGCGGCAGCAGTCGTTGTTTTGTAGTCGTACCCTCTACCTCTAAACTTACGAAGTCCTCCGCTTACCTCAGTCCCAATCTCAAGAGCACTACCTGCAATCTCAGTCGTTCCAGACTTTCTCATATACGCCAAAAGATCGGATACCTCATCCTCAGTCATAGCTAATCTTTTACTGGTGTTAGTTATCCATAGCTTATCGACTGCATCGTCAACATTTCTTAGAACTGGTTTAGACAATGCCACAAAAGTTGCTGCCTTAGTTCCTAATACAGGATGAGCAATGAGCATAGGAATAACATTGAACCCCTGCATAATCAACTGGTCTGGACTTAGGCTTAGTTTTGTAAAGAAGCCTAAATGCAGCAACTCACCTTGAGCAGGTATCTTAAAAGAAGGAACCCTCTTAGCTTTTTGCTTTAGATATGTAGAACCAATTTTTCTTAAAGCACCGTCAGACGTATTGATTACAGTATCTTCAATGCCTTCCAAAAATTTTGTTAGCCTCTTTTGAAGACCAGATTTAATATTGAGTTTTCTTTCTATAATATCGTATAACTCTGCCATTCTTCTTTCGTATGAAGAAGTAGCATTGTTTAGTGCATCCCTATCAACTTTCTTAAATGTTCTAAAAAAGTCTGCTTCGTCTACATTTTTAGGGAGCCATTCCTTTGGTGCATGTCTAAGCCAACCAAGAATAGCATCTTCAGTGTATTGTCTAAAAGCAAGTTCCTTTGCAGCCGTGTTAAGTTGTCCATAGATAGCATTAACAGGAGACGTGTTGTATGCCGCTTCACCACCAAATGTAGGAAGAGATATATCACCTCTTCTAAAATCATTTTCAATAACTTCGCCTAGAGTTCTACCACCGTTCAATTCGTAATTGAAAACCTCATTAGGCAATGGGCTGTGGTTTCTAGGTTTAGGAGCAATGAACTCCCCTTCTAAAGAATACCAACCGTGTTTTGTTTTGAAAGCTAGGTAGTCTGCTACGTTTTGAATGCCAAGAGCAAAATCACTGTTATTTTTTATGATGTCATCAATGTTCTTAGCTCCAGACTTTAGAGCAGCCTCTATAGTCTCAATCTGTTTAGTGGCAAGTCTTGCCTGTTTTTCTGTTCTTGCCCCCATAAGCGCCTTAAGTCTACCGCTTTTAAGACGTATGGTAATAAAGAATTTCTCTCTAGGGTTTAATCTGGGACCACCGGGATTGAAGTGCAGTGTGTCAACAGGGTCTAGAACTCTGACTTCAAGGGGTTTGATTACATATTGATAGTCTCCAATCTCGTCACTAAGCCTATAGATAGGAGCCTTAACGTAGGCGTCTTCTAACAAATCTGCTTTGTTAAGGTAGACACCAGATGACGCATCAAATATAGTAGCGTCTTCTATAACATCAGACTGTCTGACTATCTTAGCTGGAGTTCCGTATTCTGTATCTGTAGCTCTGATAGCTGTGTTATATCCTTGCCTCACATAATGTCTGAAATTCTCACTGGCCTTAATAAGATATGCAGCTTCGTTAGCATACTCCAATTTAGAGTATGCCTGCCAGTCTTTTTCAGTAGGAGCTACATCTTTAGGATGATACTCTTTCCAAAGTTCTTCAAACCTTTCTCTAGAATATCTAATCCTTTGAAAGGAATCCTCACCGTCTCTAAGTCTAGTATAAATAGCAGTCATAGTAGATCTAGACTCGGAAGGTAAAGACTTAAGAACTTTTCCTGCTTCTTCGAATATTTTTTTCTGGAATAAGTTAGAAGACTGTTCAGCCATAACAGATGTAGCGTCAAGAAGAGCAGCATCTCTCTCAGCAGTATTCCCAAGAAGTCTAAGAAAAGTATCTCGTATAGATACTGAACCCAGAACATCTTGAACATCGTAATCTTTTACAAGTTTAGTTGTGTCAATTGGAATTTCCAACTCGACAACATAACCAGACAAAGGATTGTTAGCGTCTTTAAGAGCAATCTTGGCCCCTGGAGTATTCTCCACAAGTCTTTTAATAGCCGCAGGAGGTTTACCACTCTTTAGTGGAGCAAAGGCTTCTCCACCTTTTTTGGGATTACCAATTCTAACTATAGCTGTGTAAACACCTAGACCCTTGTCAGAAATTCTGACCGCTTGTTCAGACTTTGTAATAGCCTTGCCAAGTTCAGTCTCAGGCAGACCCTTTCCTGTAGTCTCGCCAAACTCAGACAGAGCTTGCCCTGCTCTAATTTCTGTTCCATCGTCAAGTGTCAGAACAACTCTGTCTAAATCAGAATGTTTGCTCACTATCTCAACGTCATGGAAAGGAGACTGTGTATTCTTAGCCTGCCACTTGAGTACAACGTCACTACTTATAGCATTTATCTCATCTGGAGTAAAAGTTCTTCCTGCATAACCAGCGCTATACAACTCGTTAAGTTGCCTAGCTACTTCGTTTTCCTGTACATACTGAGCAAACTTACCGACAGCAGGTCTAGAGTCTGGTAAAGGAATATCAACTGCGGATGGGCCAATCTTAGCAGCAGCTTCTACATCATTAACAGTTTCAGTTAGGTTAATTCCAACCTTAGCTCCTGCCTCTTCTCCAGCTACAGCTGTTGCTCTAGCCACAGGAGTTGCAGCTTTTAGTGCTGCTGCTTTAGGAAAAACTCTAGCCGCTGTTCTTGCTGCCGGTCCTATACTCGGAAGAACACTGAAAGCTACAGCCAAGAACTTCTTCTCAATGTCAAGAGGATCAAAGCCAAAAGTCGATGTTTCTTGTTTTAACTGCTCCAAAGAAAATTGAGGAGCTGTAGTGAGAACGCCTTCTTCTAAAGTGCTACGAACATAATCTTCAGCAAATTTTCTAAAATCTTCTACTGAAACTGAGCTGTTCGACAAGTTGTAGTTAAAAGTAGCTCCAAGCCTACTGGTCCTACCAGTAAGTGATTCCACTGTATCCAGAGCACCTCTCAAAAAGACCCTATCGAGAAACCCCCGGTCCGTCAGTCTACCCCAAAATGACACAGGTCTGTTTTCAAAGTCTGTTTCCTTCTCTGCTTTGCCTAGAACCTCTTTCCAAATGTTAAGTTTTGCTTGGTACTGTCTATCCAAGTCAGACAAGATACTAGGAGAATCACCATAGTCTCTAGCCATAAGTTCGATATTACCAGTTGGATACTGAGCTATCTCTTGATTCAATGAACTCTTAGATTCAAGGTCTAGAACAACATCTTCAACTGGTTTAGTCTCATCTTTATTTTGAATAATATTATAG